GGGAGATGGAAATGGCGAAAGTATATTACGCAGTATATGACAGAAAAGCAGAAATGTATTCAACACCGTTTTTAGAGATTAAAGATGGAACAGCTATTAGGGCTGTACAAGATATAGTGATCAACAACAAGGATCACGCATTCGCAAAACACCCTAGCGATTTTTCGCTTCATAAATTGGGTGAATTTGACGAATTAACCGGTGTAATCACCGGACAAACAAAACCTCAAAAAATCATAGAGATTGAAACACTAGGAGATTAACATGCTCGGTGGACCAATGGGCAGTTTGCCCACAACCCTAACACACGAATTTAGCCGCGTACCACAGGCAGAAATTCAACGTAGTACGTTTAACCGTGTACACGGTTTAAAAACAACATTCGATTCAGGGTACTTGGTCCCGATTTATGTAGACGAAGTTCTACCAGGCGACACGTTTCAATTAAACGCGACAGGATTCGGTCGTCTGGCAACGCCATTATATCCATTAATTGATAACGCATACGTTGAAACATTCTTTTTCTTCGTTCCAAATAGATTGATTTGGGACAATTGGGAAAAGTTCAACGGTGCCCAAGACAACCCGGGTGACACAACAGATTATTTAGTCCCGCAAATTCAAGGTGCAACAGTTGCAGAAAATGAGTTGTTCGATTATATGGGCCTTCCGACAAAAGTAGCAGGTATAGATTTTAATAATTTGCACGGTAGAGCGTATAATTTGATTTGGAACGAATGGTTCCGTGATGAAAATTTACAAGACAGTATTGTAGTGGATAAGGGCGATGGCCCAGACACATTAACAGATTACACATTACAAAAACGTGGCAAACGCCACGACTATTTTACATCAGCATTGCCTTGGCCTCAGAAAGGTGACGCAGTGTCATTGCCATTGGGTGGAAATGCACCAATTGGAACAGATGCAGCACATAATGTTAATGTAACAGTTAAAGCTCCAAATATTGGATCAGGGTTTGATGTAAGGCTTGTATCTTACGATCCAATTTCGAGTTATGTAAATCCAGATAATTTAAACCAAGCATCGGACGCAAATCAACTGTATGCAGACTTGGCGGAAGCCACAGCATCAACAATTAACGAATTACGCGAAGCGTTCCAAATTCAAAGATTGTACGAGCGTGACGCAAGGGGCGGCACAAGATATACCGAAATACTACAGTCACATTTCGGAGTAACATCACCAGACGCGCGGCTGCAGCGTCCAGAATACCTTGGTGGACAAAAAACGGAATTGCAAATGCAGCCAATTCCTCAGACAAGTTCAACAGATAGTACAAGTCCACAAGGTAATCTATCAGCCATCGGTACACTTCAAAGCCGTGGCGGTTTTTCCAAGAGCTTTGTAGAACATGGTGTATTAATCGGCTTGGCATGTGTATTTGCAGATCTAACATATCAACAAGGTATGAACAGAATGTGGTCACGTCGTGATCGCTGGGATTATTATTGGCCAGCCCTCGCCCATTTAGGCGAACAGGCAATTCTGAATCAAGAAATATATACGCAAGGTACATCAGCTGACACAGCAACGTTCGGATATCAAGAACGTTATGCTGAATATAGGTATAAGCCAAGTCAGCTAACAGGCAAAATGCGTAGTAATGCCACAGGATCATTAGATGTCTGGCATCTCGCACAAGATTTTACAGCGCTGCCGGCGTTAAATTCATCCTTTATCGAAGAAAATCCTCCAATCGATCGGGTTATAGCAGTAACAGACGAACCCCAGATGCTTTGGGATTGGTTTTTTGATTTAAAAACAACACGGCCAATGCCGACATATAGCGTGCCGGGTTTAATCGATCACTTTTAGGTGACTCATGAATGGATATAAATGGACCATTGTTATTAACATGGCTAGGAAGTTTGCTCTTCCTGCCGTTTTTGGTGCGCTTGTCGTTTGGCTTATTCATCACAACATGCAGCCTTGGGCTGATGTCGTTTGTAGTATTAGCGATGCACTTCTTATTGAAGTAAAGGAATGTAAATAAATGGATCCGTTTACTGGTGCTTTGATTATGGGCGGTATCAATGCTTATGGCGGATACAGAGCAAATAAAGAAACAAAAGCAAGTACAGCACGCCAAATGGCGTTTCAAGAGCGTATGAGCAATACTGCCCATCAAAGGCAAGTTAAAGACCTTCGAGCAGCAGGCATAAACCCTATCTTATCAGCAAAACTAGGTGGAGCTTCGACCCCGCAAGGCGCGAGCTACACCGCTCGAAATATCGGAGCAGACTTTGGACAAGGATTCTCGCAAGGGTCATCAGCAATGCAATCCCAAGCGCAAACTAAACAAATAGAAGCTCAAACAAGTTTGACGGAAGCACAAACAAAGAATGCAATTCAGCAAAATAAAAACCTCAAGCAAGCTTATAAAGTAGCAAAACAGCAAGAAGCTGTTCTTTCGGAGGATGTTTTTATTA